TCTGGACCAAAAGAATGAAACCATTCTTCCCTAGAATTGGCCAACATCGCCAAACCTATCACTAAACCCAACGGTCTACGATCACAATTCCGACGATCCGCCACAGCGTCCACCAACGCCTCAACTACCAACCCATTGTCATAATTTCGCAAATCATCTCTCAACGAAATCCACCTCTCAACAAGAGTACCATCAACAAAATCACTGGCCCTAACAGCCGATCCGACACTCTCTGCCTTCCTTAACGGATCTGCGACCCAATACCACCATTCTCCAACTTTGACCCAATACTTACTGCAAAAATACATTGCATCCACGCGGAAAAACTTCGCTGACAAATTGAACCTCAAAGACAAAGACGTAACAACCTTTGCAGCATCCAACCTCCTATATGATTCCAACAAAAAATCATCACCTTTGACATCAAGCGTCAAAAAATCACCGGGCTGCAAGCGCGTCGACACCGCTACAGAACCCCAGCAAATCACTCCGTTGCGAAACAACGTGTTAAAAATCCCTGACAAGCCTTGGCCAAAAATACTTATCACAAGACCATACATCACGCAAACAGCGCGTTTCTCACCATGAACCTCAGTCCACTTACGCAAAGTGTCCTCGTTTATACCATGTGTCCGGTAAAACACCACTTCTAACATAAGTCCCATGGACTCCTGCGACCTATCATACGTGAAAATATCACCTTCATACCTGAACTCTTGACCAGTACGCAACGCGTTGAACCGGTTAAACCAAACTTCATGATCTGCAGGTGACTCCCGAGCATTAAACCTAAACCCAGGTATACTCAAAGAATCAACAACATCATGCAACCTACTAGTCTGCGACGAATACAGCGCATTCATACCAGAACTTTCATTGTACATGATAGTCTGAGGCAAAGCAACTTGACTCTCAGCCGAAACATCAGTCGGCGGCTTAACCTTGCCTTTAACCATCATCAACCAACGATGCATATCGACGTTTCTCAACGAAAAAAACTCCTGTAACAGCTTCTTCGCCTTAGCTGTTTCCACTTTGGGCACGTACCTCGCAAGATCCGTCTTGTTAGGCATCCACAAGCCATTATCCAATTCAACGGCCAACCGAGTACGCCAATCACGAACATAACATGTCTCAACCATTCGCTGAACAACCATCTCAGCTTCCGCATCAAGGTCAACAAACCCACGAGACGCAGGTACATTCAAATTGCGCTTGAACAACGCAGCCGCCACGCCCAACTGATCGCCGGGCCTACGCCCAGTGCCCGCTGTACGAATACGAGACTTCCTGACAACCACACCCGCCGGTATACTTCGTTTCGCATCGTTAAACACACCATGCATGTGCAC